TTGAAGGATTCGAGGGTAATGCTTCCATCCGTGGATAGCACCAATTAGAGCAAATACCCTATCATCATGATGACCAGCAGCAGCCTCAATCCGACCTCTTCTATTCCATACAAAATGGCGACACTGACGAATAGTTCTCTTGTCGTGAATTCGGATAGAACCTTCAGCAATGGCCTCTGCAAGATCGGCAATTAGGCGATTTCTGTTACCTACCGTAATCTGTAGACCAAGACTGGAACCACGGGATTTTTCTTGGAACGGGTCCATGCGATGGTATATCCGGTCAGTCGGATAAATTTTACTGAGCTGGATAGTCAGATGCTCGCCGTGTCCACCTGTCCACTCTGGGACTAAGAACGCCATATTAAAATACTCACCGGCAAGGGCGATTCGCTCAACCATATCCTCCTCAGAGAGCTGACCGGCTATAATGCCAACCTGTTCAGCAGATGGACCATTATCGATATCCAATATCTGAGCAACTGACTCATCAGGATCTTTGGCTCCTTCCGGCATCTTACCTTCGGCTGTATCAATAGCTATGACATAACGATGATCTCGAACTGGACTCTTGAAGACAGTCATCTTCTCAAAGCGATCTTCGCAGAAAGTTATCTTACGATCCCATCGATCATCACGTTTAAGATAACCTGTTACCCCTGGTTCAACAGGCATAGCGTCTAGAGCTTCTATATCAAATCTAGGATCGCCACTAACTATAAATGCCTCTTCAGGCGTTATGGGATATTCTTGTTTACGGATTCTGACATCACCCTGACACTGGAGTCGCAATGCCTTTCTGATCCATTTGATAAACTCAATAGGCGCATTGAACTTATCCATTATCATCAATTCGTACTCATCTAGAGTCTGTCCAATTCGACGCTCTTCATCCTCTGTAACAGACAGTCGACAATCCTCATCATCAATAGCACTGATAAACAAAGGAAA